CAGCCTCAGTAACCAAAATGAAAGGAGTTTCCCCTCATGGATAAGGAACTTCAAATTTGCCCTGTTTGTAAAACTACAGAACATCCTAAATCAACAGGAAAAGGACATTTATGCCGTCCTTGTGCTTCTGAAAGAGCAAAACAGTGGTATAAAAATAACCCAGAGCGTTACTTTTTTAATCAAATTAGAGCAAAGTACGGGATTAGTCAAAAAGACTATCTCACTATGGTAGAAGCTCAAAATAACAAATGTGCTATTTGTTTTAAAGAAGAAACAGCTCCCAACACATGGAAAGAAGGAGAATATCGGCGTTTAGCTATAGATCATAACCATAAAACAGGCGCAATAAGAGGATTGCTTTGCTATCGTTGTAACACGACACTAGGCAAGCTAGAAGACGATATTGAGCTTTTAACAAACATGGTTAACTATCTAAAGGACAACGATGAATCCTGAACTTCAGCAGTATTACGAGGAAACCTTCTCAACAATGTCCACTCAAGGGTGGGCGTTCTTGATGGAAGACCTCACCAAGTTAAAGGATGAACTAGACAATATCCGCACGGTCAAAGACGCACAATCATTATCTTACCGTCAGGGCCAACTGGATATTCTAGATCTACTTTTAAACCGCAAGAAGACTTGTGAAGAAGTTTATGAACAACTGTTGCAGGAGGCAAAGTAATGCGCCGTATGTTTGAGTTTGTTTGTGAAGATGGTCACATCTCCGAAGCATTAGTTGACGAAACCGTCAGGGAACTCGCTTGTCGAGCCTGTGGTAAAGAGTCAACGAGAATTGTTTCTATGGTTCGTTCAAAGTTGGAAGGCATCTCCGGTGCTTTTCCATCTGCGTATGACGCATGGGAACGAAAGCGAAGTGAAAAGCTGGCACAAGAGAGGAAAGCCTCTTACGCTGTTCCAGAGTAACACTTCACATTAACGGGTAGGTACGCAAGTACCCACATTTCATAGTCCTATAATCTCAAGAGAGACAGGAGAATAATAGTATGGCACTTATTGAGCAAGAATCGTTTGACCCAACACTGGACACGATTGATGAAGAACAGGTACAAGAGACTCCCAAAGCGGAACAACCTCCAGAGCCTGTAGTAGAAGACACGGTAATTCCTGACAAGTATAAAGGCAAAGCCTTTGAAGACATCGTGAAGATGCACCAAGAAGCTGAGAAGATGATTGGGAGGCAAGCACAGGAAGTACACGAGGTACGTTCATTAGCGGATCAGTTACTCAAACGACAACTCGAAAGCGACAATAAGGTACAGACTGTTGAAAGTACGCCCGAAGTTGATTTCTTTGAGAACCCTCAAGATTCAATTAAACGTGCAATCGAGAATAACCCCGCAGTTCTGGAGGCTAAACAGGCCAACCTTGAGCTTAAACGGATGAAGACAGCGCAGCAGCTTGCTTCCAAACATCCTGACTTTGGCACTATTGCCAACGACACTGGATTTCAGGAGTGGGTCAAGGCAAGCCCTATTCGTCTGAGTCTGTATGCCAAGGCTGATGCAGAGTTTGACTTTAGTTCAGCGGATGAACTCTTAAGCACGTATAAGGAACTGAAACAGGTTCGTAACAACAACGTACAGGAAACTGGTAAGAAGCAACAAGCACAAGCTCTACGAGCCGCTGGTGTGGATACAAGTGGATCTGGCGAGGTTGCAAAGAAAGTTTACCGCCGTGCGGATTTAATCCGTCTTAAGATGACCGATCCAGATCGTTATGAGTTGCTACAACCCGAAATCATGGCAGCTTATCAACAGGGTCGTGTTAAGTAATATCAATTGAATTTATAGGAGTATTTTAAATGGCTTTAGGTACAGATCACGTCACAGTCACCACCGCAGCAACCTTCATCCCTGAAGTTTGGAGCGATGAGATTGTTGCAGCATACAAAAAATCCCTCGTCATGGCCAATCTGGTCAAGAAGATGAGCTTCAAGGGCAAGAAAGGTGACACCGTTCACATTCCTTCGCCTACCCGTGGTACAGCTTCCGCTAAGGCTGCTGGCTCTCAAGTGACCTTGATTGCCGCTACCGAAAGCGATGTGGCTATCTCCATCAACAAGCACTTCGAGTACAGCCGCTTGATCGAAGACATCGTTGAAGCACAAGCTCTGTCGAGCCTGCGTAGCTTCTACACTGACGATGCTGGTCACGCTCTGGGCAAGCAAGTGGACACCACTTTGATCCAACTGGCTCGTGCTGCTCGTGGCGGTAACTCCGCTAACGCTCAGTACTCTGGTGGTATCATCGGTTCTACTGGCGCTGCTTACACCTACTCTTCGTCTAACGCTGCCAACATCGCTGATGCTGGTATCCGCGCAGCTATCCAGTTGCTGGACGATCAAGACGTGCCTATGGATGGCCGTTCGTTGGTGGTTCCTCCTGTTGCTCGTAACTCTATGTTGGGCATCAACCGTTTCACCGAGCAAGCCTTCAAAGGTAACGGTACTACCTTGATGAACGGTGAGTTTGGCGACATCTACGGCACTAAAGTGTACGTGTCCACCAACTGCGATACCGCTGCTGGTAACACTGCTTCTGACCGTGTGGCTTTGATGTTCCACCGCGACTGGGCTGTGTTGGTTGAGCAGATCGGCGTTCGCGCTCAGACTCAGTACAAACAAGAATACCTCGGTAACTTGTTCACTGCTGACACCCTGTACGGCGTTGGCGAACTGCGTGACTACGGTTGCGTTCCAATCGTTGTGGACGCTTCTGCGGCTTGATAGTTGATTAAGGGAGGGGCCTTCGGGCCTCTCTTTTCTTTACTACTTACACTGTGAGTAATAAATAAAGGAGATACACCAATGGTAAGCTTTCAAATGAAGCATAGCACTAGACCACAGACTATTGCTACGGTAACTCGTGAAGTAGATATTAAGAGCTTTAGAGATAACCCTGAATGGTATGAGATTATCCCTACTGAGCAGCAACAAGAGACAATAGTTAAAGTCGTTAAACAAGTTAAGAAGACTAATAAGGAACTCAAATGACAATCTATCGCGGCCCCGGTGGTACAGGTACTGCTACTTCTGACTCGGACACCACAGAGTTCCAAGAGTTTGTAGTTGATGCTCAAGCAGCCCGTGACGCTGCTTTGGCTGCTCAAACAGCAGCAGAGTTAGCTGAAACTAATGCAGAGACTGCTGAAACCAATGCAGAAACAGCCGAGACTAACGCTGAGACAGCCGCTACAAATGCTGCTTCTAGTGCGTCCTCGGCTGCAAGTTCTGCCTCTTCTGCTTCTTCTTCGGCTTCTGCTGCATCCACTTCTGCCTCGAACGCTTCTTCAAGTGCATCGAGCGCCTCTACATCAGCCTCTGCTGCGTCTTCGTCAGCATCTGCTGCATCCACTTCTGCGTCTAACGCAGCTACTTCAGCTACTAATGCAGCTTCGTCTGCCACAGCCGCTGCTTCTTCTGCAAGCTCTGCCTCTTCTAGCGCATCTACAGCCACTACTCAAGCTACTAACGCAGCCGCTAGTGCCTCTGCTGCGTCTACATCTGCGTCTAGCGCAAGTGCTGCTCAAACTGCTGCTGAAGCTGCTCGTGATGCTGCTTTGTCTGCTTATGATAACTTTGATGACCGCTACTTAGGCCCAAAATCGTCTGATCCAACACTGGATAACGATGGTAATGCTTTGTTGACAGGCGCTTTGTACTTCAACACAAGCTCTAACGTAATGAAGGTCTACACAGGCTCTTCTTGGGTAGCTGCTTATGTGTCTGCTGCTGGTGTGTTACTTACTGCTAACAACTTATCTGATGTTGCTAGTACAGCTACTTCACGTACTAACTTAAACGTACCCACACGAACTGGTGGAGATGCTTCTGGTTCATGGGGTATTGACATTACAGGTAATGCCGCAACAGCCACCACCGCAACCAACGTCTCAGGGGGAACTGCTTCTGTAACTTCTATAACAGACTCTGGCAACTTAGCTTTTACAAGCACAGGCAACCGCATCACTGGTGACTTCAGCAATGCAACTCCTGCTAATCGTGTGGCGCTTCAAACAAGCACAACGAATGGCGCAACCACTTTTGAAGTCATCCCCAATGGAACAGGGACAACTGCTCAAATATCTTTAGAAAGTGATTCTGCTGTAACCACTGGTTCAACTTTAACTTTGGCAAATATCAGTACAGAAGTAACTATTCGCTCCAATCTCAGGGGAGCAGGTACGTACACGCCAATGACCTTTTACACAGGCGGCTCCGAGCGAGTGCGTGTGGATACCTCTGGTAACGTGGGTATTGGTACGAGTTCGCCATCTGCCGCAAAGCTGGTAGTTCGCTCTGGTACAGGGACTGCTCACACAGTTCTTGGAAACGACTACGGTTCGCTGTATTTGGAAACCGCCAGTGGTGGCCCTAACCGCATCACATCTCTTAATTCTGCCCTGAATGCTGGTCAGGCGCTTGCCTTCAACGGTGCAGGCGGCGCAGAGTGGGGGCGATTCGACACCAGCGGTAACTTGCTGGTGGGGACTACTGTTTTCGATATTGTGGGTGCAAACGCCACTGGTTTTGCTGTAGCTGGTTCCGGTGAAGCTCAAATAAGTCGTAGCGGGGGGGTCGCCTTAAAATTGCACCGCAAAACAAACACAGGCGGACTTGTTGAGTTCTTTTACAACGGGCCGACCATTATCGGCACTATCTCAACAAACGGCTCCAGCACCTCTTACAACACCTCCTCCGACTATCGCCTGAAAGAAAACATCGCACCGATGACAGGTGCATTGGCTAAGGTCGCTGCACTCAAGCCTGTCACCTACACATGGAAGTCAACAGGCGAAGCTGACGAAGGCTTCATTGCTCACGAGTTGCAAGAGGTTTGCCCCTCGGCTGTGACAGGCGAGAAAGACGCAGTGGACGCTGAAGGCAACCCACAGTACCAAGGCATCGACACCAGCTTCTTGGTTGCCACTCTTACAGCGGCGATTCAGGAGCTTAAGGCAATCAACGATGCCCAAGCACAAACCATCAACGCACAGCAAGCTGCGCTGACCGCCCTGACCGCCCGAGTCAATGCACTGGAATCTAACTAAGGAAACAACCATGACAACCACTTGGAAAATCTCTACCCTTGACCGTGACACTGCTGACGGTTTCGTAAATTGTGCACATTGGATTTGCTCTGCTGTTGACGGTGAGTTCTCTGCTGGCTCATATGGCACAGTAGGCTTCACAAAAGAAGACGATGTAAACCTGATCCCTTATGCCAACTTGACTGAAGAAATCGTCATTGGTTGGGTTAAGGCTTCTTTGGGTGATGAAGGCGTGGCATCTGCTGAAGCTGCTCTGGCCGCAAACATTGCCGACCAGAAGGCTCCTAAAAAGGCCACTGGTACGCCTTGGACTATTGGAGGTTAATATGCCACTCAAAAAAGGCAAGTCAGACAAGACAGTATCCGAGAACATCTCCATGATGGTCAAGGAAGGTAAACCTCAGAAGCAGGCAGTTGCGATTGCCTTGTCCGAGGCCAGCGGTAGCGAAGGACGTAGTAAGCCTGAGCGCGGTGAGCGTACCAAGAAGAATAAAGAGAAGAAGAAGTCAAAATGACACGCCCAGTATCGGTAGGTGTTAACCTCACAGCAGCTACGGCTACAACGATCTACACAGTTCCTCTTGGCTACTTCGCTAAGTGGAACTTGATGTATATCTTTAATAACTCAGGATCTACCAAGAGTGTTTCTGCCTACTGGAGAGACTCTAGCGCATCTGCCGACATCTATGTCCATAATGGTACTATCGCTTCTAAGTCCTACGTTCGCATGGATGGAGGGGCTTATGTGGTGCTTGAGGAAGGTGATACCGTGGTGATGCAGGACGAAGCTGGTAGCTCTTTCAGTACTATCTGTACCTTTGAATTGTTTAAGAAAGAAGGAATCTAAGTTATGGCACTGCCAACATACCTTGAACTGGTTAATGACGTTCTGATTCGTATGCGCGAACCTGAAGTCAGTACAGTTAATGAAAATACTTTATCTAAGCTTGTGGGTAAGTTGGTTAATGATGCCAAACGACAAGTAGAAGATGCCTACGCATGGAATGCCTTGACAGATACCTTGATGATCGAGACATTGGCTAGTACCTACGGCTATGTGCTCACTGGCTCGGGTACTCGCTTCAAGGTCATTGATGCTCAAGACATCACCAACAAGTCTGTTATCAACCCCATTAGCACCAAGTTGATGTCTCAGTACTTACTGAACAACAGCAATACTGGTGGCCCGATGTACTACAACTTCAACGGTATCCACACCACTGGCGACACCAAGGTAGACTTCTACCCTGTGCCTACAGCAGGTTTGACCTTGTACTTTAACCTGTACGTTCCTCAAGCTGAGTTGACATCTGATGCTAACACTATGCTTGCCCCTAAAGAGCCTGTAGTCTTAGGAGCCTTTGCCCGTGCCTTGGTTGAGCGCGGTGAAGATGGTGGTTTGAATAGCTCTGAAGCCTATGGCCTGTACAAAGCTTCCTTGGCTGACGCTATCGCTATTGAAAGTTCTCGCTATGTTGAGGAAGAGACTTGGGAGGCTGTGTAAGCCATGAGTCAACAACTCCAAACATTTAGCATTACAGCTCCCGGCTTCTACGGCTTGAACACACAAGATAGTTCCTTGGACTTAGCCTCTGGCTTTGCCTTGACAGCTATCAACTGTGTTATTGACCAGTATGGACGTGTAGGTGCTCGTAAAGGTTGGGTAACTAAGCACTCAACTAACTCTGACTTAAGCACTGCTAACGTAGAGTCTATGGGTCAGTTGGTTACAGACGTAGGTACTGAGTACACTATCGCAGCAGGTAACAACAAGATCTTTAAGTTGGTAGGTGGCACATTGACGATGCTCACCTACGGAGGCGGTGGAACTGCCCCCACAATCTCCGGTAGCAACTGGCAAATGGCTGCTCTGAACGAGTGCTTGTACCTGTTCCAGTCTGGACATGATCCTCTGGTGTTCGACCCTGCTGTCAGTACTACGACCTATCGCCGTGTGTCTGAAAAGTCAGGCTACACAGGCACAGTCCCGGCAGGTAACATTGTACTGTCTGCCTATGGACGTTTATGGGTTGCTGATTTAGCCACTGAAAAGACAGTGATCTACTGGTCTGACATCCTCTCTGGTCACAAGTGGACAGGAGGCTCTACAGGCTCTATTGACGTATCTTCAGTGTGGCCTAACGGTGCTGATAACATCACAGGTTTAGCCTCTCATAACGGCTTCTTGTTCATCTTCGGTAAGAACAATATCTTGGTGTACTCAGGTGCTCAGGATGTGCTCTCGGCAGGAGTGTTCAAGATCTCTGACTCCTTGACAGGTATCGGCTGTATCGCTAGAGACACCATCCAGAACACAGGATCAGATGTTATCTTCTTGTCGGATACAGGTGTTCGTAGCGTCCTGCGTACCATCCAAGAGAAGTCAGCACCCTTCCGTGACTTGTCTAAGAATGTACGTAATGACCTAATGAGTGCTGTGGCGGGTGAAACAGCAGCTACCATCAAGTCTGTATACAGTCCTTTTGAGTCTTTCTACTTACTTACATTGCCTAGTCTTAAAGTGGTGTACTGCTTTGACATGAAAGCTACATTGCAGGATGGCTCAAGCAGGGTAACGGTATGGAACAACATGGAGCCTAAAAGCTTCTGTTACCTGCGTGACAAGAGCTTATTGATTGGCAAGGCAGGCTACATTGGTCAATACTCAGGGTATCAGGATAACGGTAATAGCTACCGATTCCAGTACTTTACTAACCATACTGACTTAGGTACTCCTTCTGCTAGCTCTGTGTTGAAGAAACTGTCCGTAGTTGTGATTGGCGGTTCTAACCAATACGTCACAATTAAGTGGGGATATGACTTTAAAGAGAATTATTTTTCACAAAACAGTAAAATTCCTACTCAGGGGGTTGCAGAATTCGGAATTTCAGAGTATAATACTAGTGGTATGGAATATTCTGATGGTATTACCCTACAAACACTTGTCGCCTATCCTAACGGGTCAGGTAAAGTTATCCAGACTGGTTACGAAGCAGACATCAATGGTTCTGCTCTGAGCATCCAGAAGATTGAAATTCAGGCCAAGAACGGGAAGATTTTATAACATGACAGATTACGTAAAAAGCACGAACTTCGCCAGTAAAGACTCATTATCCTCTGGCAATCCTTCAAAGATTGTCAAGGGTACTGAGATTGATACTGAGTTTAACAACATTGCAACAGCGGTAGCAACCAAAGCTGATACTGCTAGTCCTACCTTCACAGGTACTCCTTTAGCGCCTACAGCCGCATCAGGTAATAACACTACACAGCTTTCTACAACTGCTTTCGTAACTGCTGCTATCGCGGCTGCTAAGGAAGCATTGTACCCTGTAGGTTCTATCTATGTTAATGCAGGTGTAAGCACTAACCCCGGTACTTTGCTAGGCTTTGGTACTTGGACAGCCTTCGGTGCAGGTAAGGTGATGGTAGGCTTGAACGGTAGTGATTCACTGTTCGACACATTGGAAGAGACTGGTGGTAGTAAGGATGCTATTGTTGTTAGTCACACACACACTGCTACTGTTACCGATCCCGGCCACGTACATAGCGTAACTTACGGATCTGCTTCCAACACATCGTCTGTGTACCCTTCAAGACTTTCTAACGGCTCATTAAGTGATGCAAACACTAACTCAGCTACAACAGGAATTTCTGTTAGCAACAGCACTACAGGCTCTAGCGGCACTAACGCTAACCTCCAGCCATACATCACAGTGGCTATGTGGAAGCGGACGGCTTAACAGCTTACCTCTAAGATTTAGATAACTAAGGAACTTTAAAATATGTTACCAGCTATTATTGGTGGTGGTTTAAGCCTGTTGGGAGGCTTGTTTGGTGGTAATTCTGCCAAGAAAGCAGCCCAGACACAAGCTAACGCTCAACTCGAAGCAGCACGTATCGCAGCAGATGCACAGAGATTCCGTCCAGTGGGTGTCACTACCCGCTTCGGTTCCTCTAACTTCCAGACTGATGCACAAGGCAACCTGATCGGTGCAGGCTACACAGTCTCCCCTGAAGTTGCAGCTATGCGTGATCGCTTGTTGTCTGAAGCAGGCATGGGCGGTATGCAGACAGCAGAGGAAGCTCAGGCAGCACAACAGCAACTGTTTAACTTAGGTCAGCAGTACTTGGCTGAATCTCCTGAGCAAGCAGCGCAGCAGTACATGGCACAGCAGCAAGCACTCTTGCAGCCTGCTCGTGAACGTGCTCAAGCAGGGTTGACTCAGAACTTGTTCAACACAGGCCGTGGTGGTGTTGCAGTCTCTCAAGGTGGTATGATGGGTGCAGCTAATCCTGAACAACAGGCTCTGTTGAACGCTCAGGCATTGCAGGACTTGACATTGGCTTCTCAGGCGCAAGAACAAGGCAGAGCACAGACTACCTTCGGTGCAGGCTTGTTCGGTACTGGCTTAGACTTGGCTTCTGCTGGTTATAACCCTCTGAAGACTCAGTTCGGCTTGGCTCAGAGCTTTGAAGGCGCTGGTCAAGATGCCTTGAACTTAGGTGCTCAGTTAGGTGGTCAAGCGGCTCAAGCAGGCGCTAATGTGGGCAACACATTGTACAAAGGCGGTACAAGTGCTGCTGAAGCTATGGCTTCTGCTAACCGTTACAGTCCTCTTGGTGCTACTTTTGCAGGCGCTGCTGCTAATCCAGCTTTGATGCAAGGGGTTACTAACCTGTTCGGCGGCGGCGGTGGTTACGTTAATAACACGCCGAATCTTTCTGGAAACATCTGGCAGACAGGCCAATACGCTGACCCCGGTTACTGGACTTAATTAAAGGAATAACAATGGCTGAAGTAGTTAATAGTTTATTTGGGATCACTCCAGAATCCCTTCAGGCACAGCGCGATGCAGCCTTGCAGACTCAAGCGTTGCAGTATGCTCAGTTAGATCCTTTCCAACGCGCTACAGCTAGTATCTATGCAGGTGCTAACAAGCTCGGTGGCGCTATCGGTGGTATGTTGGGTGCTCAAGATCCTGAGATGGTTAAAGCCACTGCCTTGCAGAACATTATGAAGCAGGCAGATACCACGACTCCTGAAGGGCTGGCAACACTGGCTCGTACACTCAGCGGTCAAGGGTTCGGCCAACAAGCAATGCAAGTCATGGAACAAGCGCAGCAAGCACAGCTTCGCGTAGCACAGACAAACAAAGCTGCTGCTGACCAGAGAAAGACAGAATTAACACTTGCTCAAGAAGAGAAACTTCGTGTAGAGTTAGCTGCTTTAGGCCCTAACGCCACTGAAGAGGAATACTTGCAGGTTGTGCGTAAGTATGGCGATCCTAATAAGATCATGCAGAGTATTGAGACACGGTTAAGCAAGCAAGCTGCTGCGGAAGCTAAGGCTAAGGCCGATAAAGAGGCTGCTGATGCTAAGATTGAAGCTGCTAAAGTGGCTGCTGAAACCAAGCTAGCTGTTGCAGCACAGCAAGGTGCTACACAAGTGCAGATTGCCCAAATGCGAGCAGATGCTCAGCGCTCTATCGCAGCACTAACTGCTTCTTTGAAACAAGGTCAGCAAAGCAATAAACCTTTGTCTCCCGGACTTCAGAAGGAAGAAGGTAAGGATCTAGAATCTATTGACTCTTACACAGGTCAGATTCAAGCCTTGACTCCTGCTGTTAACTCGTTGACTCCTAATGCTCAAGGTGTGCGTCAGTTGGAACTTGGCCCCTTGAAGAACTTGAAGTACGAAGCTCAACTGGCAGCAGGTAATTCTACTCCTGAAGCTCGTGCGTATGAGAGCTTGAAGTCTGCTGTGGATACTGCTACCAACTTGCAAGTAAGTGCTGAGAAAGGTGTTCAGACCGACAAGGACGTGTTGCGCTTTGCTAAGGCCTTGATTGCTTCGTATGGTCGTAATGACACTCAAGCAACCTTTGAAGCTCTTACCCGCTATCAGAAAGCATTGCAACAAGCCCAAGAGCGTACTAAAGGACGTATTGAAAGCCGCCGCAAGGCACAAGGAGTTCCTTCCTTCTACGAAGGTTCGTCTCAAGGCCCTCAAGTTATTAAACTGGATTAAACTATGCCTATTTATGAATATAAAGGACAGCAGTTCGACCTTGCTGACGGCTTAACGAATGAACAGGCATTGACCAAGATTAAGACTTACTTAGGTGAGGCATCTGCTCCTGTTGGTGGAGGGCGTACCACAATGGCTAACGATCCTCGCCGTTCAGACATTCAACAACCTCGTACATTAGCCCAAGAAGCAGGTAGACAAGCAGCCATGACAGGACGAACCCTGTACGAAGCTTTCACTGCCCCTGCTACAGCAGTCTTGGACTTCGGCTCTGGCCTGTACAACCTTGGCGCTAACTTAGTTGGTTCTGAGTCTCGTCTGCCTTACGCTTCTCAGCAGCAAGCAGCAATGCTCTCTCAGGTGGCTCCTGCTCCTGAGACAACAGCAGAGAAGTTTGCTCAAGGCGGTGTCTCAGCCCTAGCAAGTCAAGCAGCGTTAGCTAAGATGGCTCCTTCTACAGCAGGTCAGTTATCCCGTAGCCTGCCTGCCGCAGGTGCTGGTGGAGCCGTGGCAGAACCTGCTGCTGAACTGACAACTGAGATTACAGGTAATCCCCTGCTCGGCATGGCAGTCGGCCTCGGTACTTCTCTGGTTGCTGGCGCTACCGCAGGTAAAGCAGGTGGAATGTTGGAGCCTAAAGCTAAGACATTCACCATTCCTGAAGTTAAAGCCAGAGCAGCGGCTAACTACGCTAAGATGGACGAAGCAGGTGTTACTGTTAAGCCTAAGAGTGCTTTGGACATGGTCGGTACTATCCGTAACGATCTGCTTGAGAATAACTATATTCCTAAGACAGACACCAAGGTCGCTAACGCTTTAGAGACATTTGAAGAAATTATTGGCACTGAGCGAGTACCTTTCAACAAACTTGAAAAGCTTCGGTCTATCGCTACTAACCTCTCTAACGATAATGACTCAAACACTCGCCGTCTTGGTAAAGTGATGGTAAGCGGAGTGGATGACTATTTAAATAGTTTAACAGGCCGTGACATTATCGCTGGTAAAGAAGGCTTGGATAAAGCAGTTCAATCTGTTATGTCTGCCCGTAAGGACTGGAGAGCAGCGAGTAAGGCTCAGGTCGTGCAGGATGCTTTTGATGTGGCCGAGGCACGGGCTAATAACCCTAAGAAGTCTGAAGCTGATCTGATTCGTGGTCAGTTGGAGAACATTCTGGCTAACAAGAAGAAGGCTAAGATGTTCACCGAAGCTGAACTCAATGCGATGAAAGCTACCATCAACGGAGGCCCTGTGGATACCTTCTTGTCGATCTTAGCTCGTTTTGACCCACGTAAGAGTCACTTGTCTGCTGCTGGCGCAGGTGGTGCTGTGATCTATGATCCTGTGATTGGTGGCTCTTTGGCAGTTGGCGGTATGGCAGCGGACGCAGCTTTGAGCTTATCTAAACGTAGACAGTTAGAAGCATTGACTCGCTCTATCGCTTCAGGAACAGCTACGGACGTGCCTAACTATAAGTATCAAGGCTTGCTCGGCGGTACTATCGGTATCCAGCCTTAAGGAATAATAATGACATACGCATTTGGAACTAAAAGCGCAGATCGCCTTGCTGAAGTCCACCCAGACTTACAGAAGGTCTTCAACGAGGCTATCAAAGACAGTCCTATGGACTTCTCCATCACCCAAGGCTTGCGTACAAAGGAGCAACAAAAGGCTCTCTTTGACGCAGGCAAGTCACAGACGATGAACAGCCGACACCTCACTGGCAAGGCTGTGGACATTGCTGTGTTTAGGGATGGTGAGATTACATGGGACTTGAAGTACTATCAAGTAGTTGCTGATCACGTCAAGAAGGTTGCTAAAGACATGGGTATTGACATTGTATGGGGTGGTGATTGGCAGTCCTTCAAAGATGGCCCTCACTTCGAGCTTCACCGTAGCGTATATCCTTGAGGTTCTATGATTGATCCTTTTACAGCCCTAGCAGCGGTGCAGACCGCTGTAAAACTGGTAAAGAAGACTGTAGAGACTATCAGGGATGTGGAGAGTCTTGGCCCGGTACTAAGTAAGTACTTTGACGCTAAGTCTCAAGCCATTGAGGTTATTCAGGCATCCAAGGCAGGTAGCTTTAAAGGCTCTGCTTTGGGTCAAGCCATTGAACTTGAACTTGCTGTTGAACAAGCTATCCAGTTTGAGAAGAAGGTAGAGATGCTCTTCTTCCAAGCTAACAAGATGGATGTCTGGTTCAGGATCAAGGAGAGAGCAGCCAAGATGGAGAAGGCTTACGCTGACCAGCAACGCTTAGACAAAGCTAAAGCAGCACGTAAGAAGCAAGAGATACAGGAAGCTATAGAGATGGTGCTTATCTTGCTCTTAGCTTGTGCTGTTATTGGCTTTGTTGGCTTTAGCGTCTATGAAATCTTAGATCACTGCAAGGGTAATGCCTGCGGTTATAAATAATAAAGGTGTAGTATGGTATTGGATGCTTTATTAGGTATCGGAGGTAAGCTCATCGACAAACTGATCCCTGACCCTGCTCAAAAGGCAGAGGCTCAACTGAAGCTGGCACAGATGGCTCAGGATGGGGAATTGGCTAAGATGGCTAATGAGACTGATCTGTATAAGACAGAACAGAATAACCTGACTGCACGGCAGCAGGCAGACATGGCTAGTGATTCTTGGTTGTCTAAGAACATTCGTCCCTTGACCCTTGTGGCTATCTTCACAGGATACTTCACATTCGGTATCATGGACGCTAATGGCATTAAAGCCAACGAGTCCTATGTACAGTTGTTAGGTCAATGGGGTATGCTCGTGATGTCCTTCTACTTCGGTGGTCGTACCTTGGAGAAGATCATGGAAATGAAGGGAGCCAAGTGACATGGATCAGCACATGGAACAGAAGGAAGTCTCACACAAAGAAATCTATGAACGACTCATAGCAGTTGAGGCTAAGGTTGACAAGGTAGCTGAGGACACTGAAGGTATGGTGAAAGCGTTTAACGCTGCCTCCGGAGCCTTTACCGTCCTTGAGTGGGTAGCCAAGGTAGCTAAACCAGTGCTCTGGATTGTTGCTACAGTAGCTACTTTTATGACAATCGCACACAACAGCAAACCGTAAGTGTAAACAAATAAGGCCACTAGAGTTCATCGCTCTAGTGGCCTTTTTCGTTTACTCTACAGTCTCAGCTTTGGCCTTCTTAGGCTTAGGCGGGTTCTGAAGAGATTCTAGGTACTTGTAACGCTTACCCATACGCCGGATTGCCTCATCAGAGTCAAACCAGAACTCCTTACCGTTCTTAAGCTCCTCCAGTTCCTTGTCGGTCAAGAATCCTTTGTAGGCTTGGTCGAGTAACTTGTTAATCTGTCGTGTAGCAAAATCAGTCTGTCCTTTGACATTCGGCACAGTACCGATGGAACCATAATGGGCAGTATGAAGCATAAACTCAGCACTGTCAGCGATATAACACTCAGGAGCCATACAAGCCAACATACTAGCTGCTGAATACGCAGCCCCAATAACTGTAACGCTAACATCACCTCGACATCCTTTCATAGCTTCGATGATCTGCCAGATAGAGTCTGTTCGACCACCTGAGCTGTTCACCAATAGGTTAACTGAATCATTCTCTCCACAGGTAGCTAGGCAATGGATCACATCACGGTAGTTACTTGGCTCACGAATATCATCATCAATGAACACCAAGTGTGTGTGCATCTGCTGAGTAATGGTTCGGATAAGCCCCTTCTGCTCTGGCATCATCATCATTGCCAGTTCTTCAATGTTTTCGTTAGCTTTCATCATTCTCCATCCTCATACTTGGTTTTGGCAATGATATAGTTCTTAACAAGTGAGCTACGAACAATATCCTCGATGTGGAACTCAATGCGTATAAATTCCTTCATACGTCCTGCGATGTCAAAGAACTTTAAGATACCTGATTTATCATCCTTCTTCTTCAAGTCAGTCTGTCGGTAGTCACCACAAAAGATAATCTTGGACTTATCACCAACACGAGTAATGATGGTGTCTAGTTCCTCGAAGGTCATGTTCTGTACCTCATCCACGACAATGATACTGTTTGAGAAGGTAGTACCCCGGATGAACGAGGTAGAGACAAACTCAATGTGTCCTTGCTCAACAAGTCGATCCCAAGCATCCTTACGCTTGAATAGGTCACTACAGATCTGACGATAGGGTTGAATGTACACCTCCATCTTCTCATCCGCATCTCCCGGCAAGAACCCGATGTCACGGCTTTGGACGCTACTACGGATCACAGTCACCTTGTTAAAGGGATTGTTACGATCCATAGCCTCTTCCAAGGCTTTGTACAAGGCAATGTATGTCTTACCAGTACCTGCTACACCGTGCAATGCCATGAAGTAGTTACTAGCCTGATACGCCTCGAAAAAGTCCATCTGCTTCTCAGTCTTGGGCTTGATAACTGTCATGTCATCTAGCTTCAACTTTAAGCTGTTATTGGCCTTCTCACGAGGAGTCAACTCCTTAGCTGGAATAGCTCTGCTCATTGTCTGTTTACTTGCCATATTCTCCCTTATTCCTCGTTCACAAACTCTACGTAAGGCATCTGTCTAACCTGCGGGAACTTCGCTAGGAAGTCCTCACGGGTCATGTCTTTACCCACATTGATCTCTGTAAAGGACTCGCCGTCCTTAGTCAGGCGAGCCTTCAGAGCCGTACAAGCAGGGCAGTTATCCTTGCTGTAGACCACAATCTTCATTCAAATTCCTTTAAATAGTTCTTCAGCCAGTAAGTACCCCTCTAGAGGCCACATCTTGTTCAAAGCATCTTCGTAGGCATATTTTTCACCTAGCATTTTATTATATTTGTCCTTATCAACACAAGCACTTGTGCCCAAGATGACATATCCATTATTAATAAAAAGCTGACAGATTGTGGTAGTTGTTTCAGGAAGGAGTGTGTACTCAGTTTTAGTAATTTTAGACAACATATAATCTAAAGTTACAGTAGTTCTTTTAGGCTCAATGATTTCATTCATAGTTACTCCTTAGTTAAGCGTGACAGGCAACACATTCACCAGAGCTGGCACTAACGCCAGCCTTGGTACGAATGTAATACAGACTCAAGATACGAGGATCTTTAAACGCTGCCTTGTGGACAGCAGAGATGTGCTCCTCTGGATCATCTGCACCGAAGAACAGATTGATAGATTGACCTTGGCAGATGTACTGTTGGCGCTCAGACGCTTGGTTCAAGATGACGTAAGGGTCAATCTCAAATGCTGTCTTGAACACTTCCTTCTCAGCATCAGTCATCCATGTTACGTGCTGGATAGAACCATCGTGGCTTGCAATCTCAAGCAGTGTCTCACGACTGTACACACCTTCACGCTTCATAATCTCAAGCAGTTCTGGCACTACTCGGATTGTTTCTCCTCCTGCACCTTGCTGGACGAAAACGTTTCCAATAAATGGCTCAATACCTTGAGATACCCCGCCCATAAGCTGGCTTGTTGACATGGTGGGAGCAACAGCAAGGCGGTGTGTATTCCGTACTCCATATCCTTTGCAATAATCAGGCTCTCCAAGTTGTCCTGCGAGATACCTGCTTGCCTCTGTTGACTTCTTGTTAATTCCATCAAAGATCTCCACGTTAAGTTTCCGAGCTTGGAAGCTCTCAAAAGGTATCATTCGCTTGTGCAACAGGGAGTGCCAGCCTAGTACACCTAAGCCTAACGCACGACTCTTTTCAGTGCTCTCCACCGCCTTTTCAAAGCCTCTTTTGCCAGAAGCCATCGACAAGAACTCACTAACAACACAATCAAGGAATACTGTCGCAGTGAATACAGCATCCGTGTCTTTCCACTCATCATACTTCTCCAAGTTCATAGATGCCAAGATACAGGTGAATGTCTCTTCCTCACCACTGTGCAGCATGATCTCTGTACACAGATTAGAAGCCTTAACATCCAAGTTATGGGCTTTGTACATCTCAGGACGGGCATCTGCAACCTTATCAGTGAACAGGAAGTAACCCTTACCTGTCAACATCTTCAGCTTCAACGCCTTCTGATAACGCTCAATAGCTTCAGGATGACCGCTATCCAAAGACTCCATGAAGTCCTTACTGATCGTCCAGCCTACGTTAGCATCATCAGGGTTATTCTTGACCCAATCAGCCAACTCGTTAAAGTCAGGATGATCAATAGGCAAGTAACCAGCCCAAGCTCCCCGGCGAGCAACCCCTTGAGTCACTCGCTTCATAGCATCTACGTAGGTTTGAAATACAGGTAGAACTCCCGAAGCAGTGCCACCAGTGGCGATTTGCGAGCCTCGGGGTCGAATGTCTCCCAGATACCCACTAGTACCAAAGCCATTTTTAGTAAGCACAGCAGTGTCAAGAAGCTCACCATAGAAGTCAGCAACACTATCGCCAATGTACTGCCCACTACAAGCGACAGGCATACCCTTAGTAGTCCCAAGGTTAGCCAGTGTAGGCGTTGACGGACTGAGCCAGCCATTCCAGATAACTTCAAAGAACTTAGCATACCAATCCACTCCATCTTTAGGTGCGTGTTTAGCTGCCGTAGCAGCGATCTGCTCCACACGATTCTTAAAGCTCGTTGAGCCTTCCATGTACTTGCTCTTGAACAAACCCCAACCACCTGTCTGATACCATGTAGGCAACAAACCTTGCTGTTGGAGTCGTTTACGCTCTGCGCTCAAGAACTCATACTTGTTGTCCAATACTGCATTACTCATAACGTGCAAATTCTCCATGTATTTCATCCATCTTAGCTTTTGCAAGCGCAACAGCTTCGTCATAGTCTTCCATCACTTTATGAAAGACTCGGACACGGTTCAGGGTAATATCAATTACCCAACGATTACGTGTGTTGCTCCAGTACACATTCTTACATCCTGACTTGTTAGCTGAGTTAAGACGGTTACACCCATTTTGGGAATGATCAGCCAATCGTAAATTCATCCAAGAATTGTCTCGTTTAACTCCGTTGATGTGATCTACGTTTCCGTCAGGCCAAAACCCTGTTTTAAGAAACCAGCAAATTCGGTGCACATAATAATTATGCCCAAAAACGCGTACAACTAAATAACCGTTATTGCTCAGAGTACCTGCTTCTTCGTTATTTCCACTGTACCATAACGAATAGTTGTCATAATAAAAACGCCTCTTAATCTCGTCATCACTTAAAATTTCTTCCTTGTCTTTTACCATATGAAAGCCCTTTCATTCCATTTACGGTGATACGAGTTGCCCACCTTAGCAAAGAAATCATGGATGGTACTAGAGCTAATGCCCAAGTAGAACCATTCAGAGATTGTATCACCAGTTTCCTCAAAGATACTGTCAAAGCCCAAATTGTTCAAGCATACGTTAGCTCGTGCATTAACGAAGGCTTTCATGGCAGGTGCATTGATACCTTCAATGTCTCCTTGGGAGAACAACAGGTCAACAATACGGTGCTCATGGTCAACCAATGCCTTAGCAGCTTGCTCAATCCGTGACTTCATCCATTCCTTATCCAGCTTGTTCTCTTCCATGTAGGTACGGAACAACCAAGCACCTGCTTCGTGGTGAATATTCTCATCTCGCACGGAGAAGTTAATACCTGCAACAAGGTTACTCAGCTTGTTCTTACCGTTACTCTGGAAGTGCTTCAGGAAAGCAAAGCTAGAGTAAAGGATACAGCCTTCCATCATTGAGAAGACAGCCAAGGAAAGGGGAATATCACGACTACCAGCAATAGCATCCAAGTACCCGACACGGCTAGCCAGTACAGGATCATACTGCCAAGATTGATGGAACTCTTCAGTAGCCAAGCCCAGAAGTTCATTAATTCGGTTATAAAATCGTGCATGGACATTACTTTCAAAGTAGCAAAAGGCATCGGCCATCAGACCAATGTCAGGATGCTGAAAATTAGGTTTAACAGTACCAGACCAATACTCGTCCCCAACAATCCGTTCGTATTTCGTGAACAGCTTAAGTGCAGTAGTAACACCATGACGTTCAGCAGGAGTAAAGTCGGTAAGTATTGAGTGTACATCTTTTTCCAAATCAATTTCGTCAAATGTCCAGAATACACCGTTCTGCTTATCAGCAAAGGCCAAAGCCTCTGGATAGTCGAAGGTGTAAGCTGTCTTCTTTGTTAACAGGTTACGCATCAGTAAATCTCTCTCATCAGTTGTTCTTGTTTATCTTCAATGAAATCCTCAAAGCGTTCGATGATGTCATCACTGTGGATGTTAAGCAACTCCAACAGTGTGACTTCATCAATCCTTTGAAGCTTCTCTTTAAGCTCTTCAAAAGTCAGATTCATACGAGTCAATCAACTTATCCAAGTACCATCGAGCTTTCTTCATGTCTTCCACACCGTTCTTGTCCATGAAGCGCATCAGGTATTGCATCATCTGTACATAGTCAGGCAAGAACATAGGGTGTGCATAGAACTGAGGATAATCATCCTTTTCCACCACATCGTTAATCTTCTTAACTAACTTCTCAATCACGTCCCGAACCTCGATACCTTCATCCTCGAATAGCATATAGTGCTTAGGCTTGCTTACAGGATCGTGAGGGATACCCTTGTACGATACCCAGAAGTCCTCCTGCTCTACGCCATTGGTCTGTGAATACCACTCATCAATAGCTTCCTTAAGAGGCTTGGCTGTATACGGCTTCTTCGTTTCGATTCGATCTCCACTGGACATATACACATCTCCCTTTACATAGTTAGAGTACCCCGTACAACCTGCACAAGGAGCTTCAAGGTCTTTGTCCATCATTGCATAGAAGCACGTATTACACTTGTTGTCCATATTTACGCTCCCTTCAGCCGTATTTACGGCCTAAGTATTCAATAGACAACAGCATCTCATCGAAGCCGCCATCCTTGACATCATTCAACATCAGCAGTCCTCGCCAGTGGCGGTTACTAAGCTGATCCATGTAGTCCTCATCGTGCAGATAATAACTACCTGCAATGATAGCACAGATAGGCTTACCGTCTGCTCGTTTACCGTAGGCAATCTGTTTACCCTGCTGATGCCCTGCAATGCAGCTCATGTGAAGTTTATTGACAATAGCCGAAGCAGTTCCAGCAGGACGACCCATAGCACCAACAGGCCAGTAGTGATTAAAACCAACACCGTTAATGAATACAGGGTGGAGAAAGTCATGTACTTCCCAATCTTTGAGATTAAGGTGGTCATATGTCATCAATCCTTCTAACATTGGGTTATTTTGTACAGCCCGTGTGAGACGGTGACAATGGTTACCTCGTAAAAAGACTAAACGAGGCTTGTACACTTTATGTTTGGATACCTTTTGAGACTTTTGTAAGTCTTTCAAAGGAGCCAATAAAATGTCCATTCCATTATTCCCTGCTTCCACATCAGCTAGATACCGTTTGCCTTCAAAGTATTTACTCCCAGCTTTATCGTGACTACTCAAACTAGGGAAATCCCAATGATCCCCCAGATGAACAACCACGTCTGGGCGATAGTCACAAATAGCCTTACCTGCCCACTCAAGATGCTGAGTAGGCGTGTCTGGCTTGCATTGTGTATCAGGAATGCACAGAATACGTAGCGGTTTGTCCATTTGTTCCTCGTGTTGTTCGTCCAGAATTAACGGAATGCGTTACCCACTGAATATTATCCACTGTATAGCCTTTTGATGAATCAATACGATCAGGAGTGGGTGCTAGTTTTTGAGCATATCCTGATCCCTCATACTGATAAAACAGAGTGCGAAACATCGGAGAACATTTTGCAAACTCATAAAACAATTCCTTGTCCATAAGTTCTTTACCTTGATAGAGATGGGCCTTTTTACTCTGCACACCTGTTACTCGGCTTTTCATGTTTCGATACATACGCATAAGATAGCCATTCATGGTTTTCTCATACGTCTTAGTATCTTGATTTCCGTTAAGTAGCCTACGTTCCCGTTGGTATTTTAACCGTTCTTCTTTAGTCATGCTTATTCGTCCTTAGAGAAATACTTACCAGTCCAAGGTTCAGGTAACGTTTCATACCGAGGTTGTTCAATGCGGATAGAGTCTTTAATGTCGTACCCGTACACACTCTGGAGAAAGTTAACAAAGTCATTCAGCACTTCAGGCCATGTGACTTCATCCAGTGTTACTTCGTGTTTAGAGACTTTACCACCGCAGTCACGGTACATAAACCCATAGCTTGTGTAATCTTCATCGTTCATCGCCAGATCCTTTCAATGTATTGTTAATTCGTCCTAGTTGCTTGATAATCAGCAAGGCAGAAGCGGCAGCTAGCACATAAGGATATTCCTGAAAAGCACTGAACACTATACAACCCAGCAAAATAAGCATATACACAATCGTTGTGTTGTCCTCTTTCACCGTTCATCTCCTGACCCACCAAGGGTATTGTTCGCTTGACGCTGTGCAAGCTTTTGGAGGTTCTTGCTAGCCAGATCAGCCAAGCTCCAACCCATAACTGTAGACAAACCAGCGATCTGCCAAAGCACATCACCGATCTCCTTTTGCATCCCTGCCTCGTCCAAGATACCATCACGAATCCACTTGGCATACTTACCAGCCACTTCACCAGCTTCCGAGGTAAGGTTAGATACCATGTAAGCAGGGTTCTTAGCTGTCTCTAACGCTGTCTTGAACGCTAGCTCTTGATACTCATTCAGTAGCATGGGTTACTCCATTCTGTTACTACAAACCTCAAGGAAAGGTACTTTGTGTTGTCTCCGGGATACATTCTACGTTCTGCATGAAAACCCCCAGAACAGTGGCATTCTTCAGGAGAACTGTTCATTTGATACACCCCTTCAAGAAGTCTTCGGGCTGCTCGTCTAAGGTCTGATACGGTGAGCGCTTCTTTGGATAAAGCATACGTCCACCCTAAACAATCTGTTACTTTTACAACCTTTTCAAAGTCAAACTCATCCAGCAAGTCTTCAATTTGTTTGATTGGCATTGAAAGCCTCCATTACGTTAGGAAATAGTTTAGTCAATTCATCACGGCACTTTTCAGCAACCTCTCGGTGCTCCTTCTGCGTAGCCTTGTCACAGCGAATATCCACATAGTGAAGCCAACTACGCAGTGTACCGTTCATGTACATCTTGCTCATAGTCAATCCTTCAGGCAGTAGCTTTCGTGCTTGTTCCTTGGCAACCCCTTTGGCAAGAGCCATGTTATAAACCAATTCAGCGTCATCACGAATCCTTTGTTGTGCTTTAAACCACCAAGAGTGCAGATCTGAGTCTCCAACCTCGATGCTGTTCTGTCGGTTCCTCATGTCCTGTAAGCGTACCTCAGACAACTCAAACCCTTGTACAGCAGCGTATCGCTGAGAGAACTCCTGAAAGCTAAAGCTACGATGGCGAAGGATCTGCCGTGCAATGTCACGGGTAGTCTCAATCTCCATACATACGTTAGCCATCTCAAATGGACTCCAGTGCTTGTGCTTGATCAGATACTTCAGAAGCTTTGGCGCTGTCTCTTGAGCATTCTGGTTCTCAGGGTTACTCACACGAGCACAGTATGCCACTGCTTCCTCAGCATTCGGTGTAGCCCACACTACTTTAACTACTGACATCTTGTCCTTCCACCTTTAGTGTATCACCTGCACGAATCCCTGCCTTTAGAGCTTCTAGGATTCCCAACCGAAGAAGCGAAGCAGCCTCTTCCGCTGTCAGGTCAAAGTTATAGCTTGCGCTACCGTCTTCGTTCTCTTTAATAAGCTCAACATTCATTTATCCACTCCTGTGGAATAGTCTTATCAGCGAACAAGTATCCGTGCTTCCTACACCACATAGCATACGTTGTCTTAGACGCTTTGCTGATACGTGCATTGGAATTACTGAATACAAACCTAATGTCCAACTCTGGATTATGTTTCTTAACCATCAAGTGCTTCATTCGGTCAGCTAGGAGGAATCTCCCCTTAGTCTCCACGATGATACCATTGGCAAGCACAAAGTCAGGTGTGTAGATATGTTCAGAAGCAGGTCGAATGTACTTCAACTTGACCTTCTCATACGTATACTCCACCCCTAACTGATCCAGTTGTTCCGCTATGCGCTCTTCGAGTCCGCTACGGAATCCGTACTTAGTTGCAACTTGTTTGGCAGTAAATTTACGTCCGGTTGCCATAACTCTCCTTCATATCGTCTCAGCCACAAAAGCTGTCCCTGTTCCGTAAAGTATTCCATCGTATGACCGTGTTCTTGATACTTTTCCCACGCTGCTTGTAAAAGCCCTTCTTTCGTCTTTGCATCTTTGAGAGCTTTCTCAGCCTTTTTAGGGCCAATTCCTGCCAAGCACGGGATGTTGTCAATCCTATCCCCCGTAAGTAACTGCGAAACAAAAGACTTAAAGGAGTTAAAATCATCGACATAGTACCTCTCATCTTTGACAGGGTTGTAGTGCCATCCTTGAAGCTGATCCAAGTCCTTATCCACATGAACGATCCAGCAGTTGTCTAACATCTTGGTCGATTCAATGGCTACGGTATCGTCAGCTTCCTCGTCAACTGTAAGGATAGCTCCGTGACGCTTGACTAGATGCTCCCGTAGGGCTTCGTAGTGCTTAGGTCGTTGAACATCCTTACGGTTGCCTTTGTATGGCACTGTCTTGGCAATGTCATAACGGTAGTTAGATTTACCTGTGATCCACGCTTTGTATTCATCAGCCTTGAGATTCACATAGATAAAGTCTTCTAACCACTCCGTTAATCTAGCCTTGGCAATGCCGACTGGCTCGTCCTCGGTACTGAATCCAATACGATAGACAAGAAAGTCAGCATCGACTAGTGCAATCTTAGGCTGGTCAGCGGCAGCGTCAGAGCACGTCTGAGTCATCATCGCCTTCAGCACCCTCACCGTAGACAACCAAGTCAGTCACGATGAGCTTACCGATAGAAGGGGCAGCACCGAACTTAGCTGACATCTTGTGACGGTAGGAGCCAACCAAGGCTGTTACCTTAGTGCCGTTACCGATCTTGCTAATGTCAACAGCGTTGCCTTCAGTGTCCACAGGCTCGAACACGAACTTGGACTTACCTACAATGTAGTTACCCATTGTGTCCTTGTTCTTGATCACAATACCTTGTGCCTTCAACGCCTCACAAGCCTTGTCAGACAGCATACCAAGGGTACATTCGTACTTGGTGTTGTCCTCGTTGAACTTGGTGTTGAACTCTTTCATCCAGTTAGCCCAGAAGAGTTGACCGGAGACTTTGGCTGGTTTGTTATCCATGATTTAATTTCCTTTAATTTCCATTTAAGTTTCAAGAATGTCTGTCTTTCCAGACTGTCATTTATGGTACGAGTGGCGGGACTTGAACCCGCAAGCCTTTCGGCGTTGGATTTTAAATCCAGTGTGTTTGCCTGTTTCACCACACTCGCTTCTTACCTAATATTGTACATCACTTTTACGTAATGTCAATGTTTATTTTGAAGAAAAGGGCAGCGGCCACACTCCGGTTGATAGAGCCAGCAAAGAGTTTTATTTTTAACTTCTTCACAGTCCTTATCAAAGTCAGAGCAGATAGCTTGCACTTTTTCATCAGTGGGTTTCTCTCCAATTTTTTCCAATTTTGTACTCTCCATCTAAGGGGCATCTAAGCTTGAAAGCCTCACCTGCCTCAATGATACTCTGTCTGAAGGCTTTACCGACCTCCTCAGCAATATCTTTAGGGCATTCGATCTGAGCCTCATCGTGGACATTGGCAACATACTTGATCTGCCAGTTGTTAGCTATAACCTTGTCGTCAAACAAGACTAAAGCCTTCTTCATCACGACTGCTCCGGCTCCTTGGAGAAGCGAATTGAGAGCAGCGTGTTCAGATCGTACCCAAATACGTCTTCCGTCGAGCCCGGGAACCCACCCTTTGGCTGCTTGCTTTCCGACTCGTTCGAGAAGTTTAGCAAGGGACGGTGTTTGCGATAGGAACTTTGCTTTGAGTCTTGAACCATCTTTAGCAGTTCCACCAACGATGCTTCCAATCTTTCCATCTCCAGCTCCGTAGAGAAAGGCGTAGATGAATGTTTTGGCATTATCTCGGGTAGATAGTCCAGCAGCTCGTTGGTTGACCGTATGTACGTCTGTACCATCTTTAGAACTTCCCTCTGTAACTGTTCTGACATATCCATCATCCTTCATATAGTGGGCCAACATACGAAGCTCCAGACCTGAAGCATCGCAACCTACCAACACATTACCATCCTCAACTGACCAGCATTCCCGGCACTCAGGCCCATAGATGGAACCTGCATTGGGGATCTGAGCCATGTTAGGGCTACTGTGTGTCATCCGGCCTGTAACAGCACCGTTAGTGATGACCTTACCGTGTACCCTACCGTCTTTACCTACAGCTTCTAGCCACGATTCAATCTGACTGATACGCTTGTTAAGCATCAGGTACTCAGCAATGACCTGAGCCTCTGGTATCTTAACATTAGCCAATACAGTTTCATCAATCTTAGGCTGCCCTGTCTCGGTAAACTCCTTGGGCTTCCACCCAAGTTCCTTCAGTCGCTCGCCGATCTGCTGTCTACTTCCGGGGTTGAAAGTAACCACGCTGTCCTTGAGTCGCTTTCCAGTTTTGTCAGAGAATCGCTCAAGTGTGACTGGAGGCCATCTCTCTTGCATTCGCTCATATATTCCTGCCACTTTTGACTTGATGTCAGTAAGTAAACAGGTTGTGTGGATCTGGTCAAGTTTGAACCCTGCTCTTTCTTGCTTGGCAATGATTGATGCAACACGATGCTCTAAGTCTACCGATTCTTGGCTAAACTGTTTTTGCTCCAGTTCACTAACCAAGTGAAGATATAACTTAGCAGTAACTTCAACGTCCCTAATGCAATAATGATTAAGAAGGTCGCTAATAGGGAAGTCGAAACACTCACCTTTATACTCCTCTTTCCTGTCCATCATCCACTGCCATACGGCGGTGTAGTCAATCTTGTTGAACCCTAGAGCTCGTCCCCACGCTTCGAGGCTGTGTCCTGTCTCGCGGCTCGGGTCTAAAAGACGACTTACTATCAATGTATCGAACACTTGATTCAAACGAATCTTCGTCTTCCATAAGCGATTCAATACTGGTGCATCGAAACTTATGCCGTTGTGCATGACTATCAACGACACGCCCTTTAAATACTCCCGCAGGTTGTCGGCTACTTTCCATGTCTTTACTTCTCCGGTGTCAATGTCTTTGGTTACAGCTACATGAATCTTGTCATGTGCTAGGTTTGTCTCAATGTCCAAGACAATACGCATACAAGCCTTTACTTGATGTTAAGCCACAATCCTATCTGTGCAAAGGCATAGCCCGTCCAGATCATCCCGTTAGAGATCTCTCCCTTGCTCCATTGTAGCACACCTACGATCAGATATCCTACTCCGGTAGCTCCTACGATTAGATGTTCGATTGTCATTTCTTCACCCTCTTGCGGATTAAGTCCGCTGCGTTGTACGGCTCTGCTTTGTCTGCGATCAGGGCACAGGCTTCGTTCTCTTGTGCGCGAACCAACTCGGCAAAGCGTTCAAGCTGATCCACGTTAAATGTGTACGTTGGCCTGTCTGGGTAATGGCGGTTTGTGTAGGGCGTGGCTCCAGCCTCACGCGCCATCTCAATCACTGGTTCCATTCAACACCTCCTTCTGTACCGTCACAAAACGTACACATCTTATCACCTTTTGCACTCACCTCAAATCCAATGGAACTGCAAGTAGAACAAACATGAAGACTAGGTACTTTCTTACCAAAGATCTGATCCCAATTATCTCTGAACTTCTGAGGATCAGGAATAGGTCTTGGTGCTGATCCTTTACCGCCATCGCTTGCTGTCATGTGTTCTCCAAATAAGTTATAGCTTTTCGCAACATTTCAGGATCATCATTAAGTTTTCCAATCCCTGTGTTGCAGTTTTCACACAAGAGTCCTCGTACTTTCCCTGTGTGGTGACAATGATCAACACATAGTTCGAACCCTTCAGATCCTTTTGTGAAGACATCTGTTGAGTGCTTCTCACATACCGCACACTTTCCTTCTTGTTTTTCGTACATTGCTTGGTAATCTTCAACACCGATTCCATATCTCTTTTGTAAGTTCTGGTCTCGTCCATGTTTAGACCACCATTCTTTAAAGTACGCTTTCTGTTTTTCTTTTTTATCTATCACAATGTATCCTCTACTGCTTCTTCCATTCTACCTGTATCCTTAACATAGTTCAATTCGCAGGCAGGGCCAGTAAAACCGTTGTATCTATTTTTTGCAACAGAAACTTTTGTTCGGTGTCGCTCCAGCTCATTTTCAGCCATACTGTTCCGTTCAAGTGTAATGACTGCATCGCTGAGTTGAGCGATTGCTCCACTTCCTCGAAGTTGACTGAGGCTAACAGCTTGTCCATCTTCATGTCCTGCATTTCCTTGAGGCCTCCGCAAATGTGATACACAAATTAGTGTAATTTCAAGTTCCTGAACCAACGTCCTCAAACGAGTCATCAGGTTGTCAATAGCTTTACGCTCGTCACCAAGGTCTTGACCGCTAACAACAATGGAAATGTGATCAAGAAAGACGACACGACAGTCACAAGCTTTAGCCATGTAGCGGATTCGGTTGGATATATTGTCCACGTCACTACTACCGAAATGGTCAAACAGATAAATGCGATTACTTCCCAAGGTAGCATCAAAAGCCTCCTTCAATTCTTGCTCTGTGGTAGGCGTATCAGGCAAGTGTAACAGCTTGTTGGCATGAAGACTCATAATACTCCGTGCTGTCTTGCGTGTTGACTCTTCCAAGAATAACCCACCAATGTTCCACTTCGTAGTCTGCAAGAGGTTATACAAGATCTCCCGCAGGAACTGACTCTTACCTAACCCACTGCCTGCGGTGACCGTAATCAACTCCGCTGGCCGGATACCGTACAAGAGCTTATTCAAACCCTTCCAAGGGTACTGAGCCTCTGCAACTGGCTCTGGCTTGGAGATTTCCTCCCAGAGGTCAGCAGCATTCACGATACCATCAGGAACATAAGGACTAGCCCTCCACCATTCGTTAACAAAGTCCTTAGTAGCCCCTACAATCAGGTAGTCACAAGCATCCTTGTGCCCACTCTTGTGTTGCATGATCTTGGCTTTGTTACCGAACAACTCAGCCACTTCCTTAGCCGCCTTCTTACCCGGCTCATCAGCATCGAAGCAGATAACCACAGAGTCAAAGCTGTTCAGCCACTCATAGTTAGCCTTACAGTCCTTCAAAGCAGCCTGAGCGCCATTCCTGATACTCACTGTAGGGTAGAGAGATCCTTGCATCTGGAAAGCTGCGAGAGCGTCAAGCTCTCCTTCTGTGATGGTGATAGCTTTTCCTCCAGCGTGAAAGAGATGCTGACCGAATAGTGTTGCTCGCCCGAAGTCTCCTGAGATGGAGAATTGCTTTGTAGGAACACTGCGTTGCTTAACAGCCGTTCTAACTCCATCTCCGTCAGTGTAAGGATAATACTGATAGTCTCCATCGGTGGTTACTCCATACTTCTCACAAGTGGCCTGACTGATACCTCGGTCAGGGATTGATTTAAATGTGCCTCGAATGTCCATAATAACCTTCTTGTTCGCTCCGCTAAGGACTACAGCGTCCCTCATTACCGTTCGCTCATCGTAAGCACCTTCGTGCTCGGTTACACCGCAACTGAAGCAGTGGGTGTGTCCATCATCATACAGGCTGTTAGCGTCCTTGCTACCACAGTGGTCGCAGGAGATGTGTCTGAGAAACTTACTAGCCACAGTTCTTCTCCTTTAGTTTGGCTTCGATGGCTCGAGCGAAATCATCTTCGTAGTAGTCCGGGCTTGACTCTGCCCATATGTCAGTGATCTCCTCATCCGTCAGCCCAACCCATGTGCGCTGTGCTGGTGGGGATGTGTGAACCCAGAACGGCGGCTGTTTGCCCTCCAGCAAATAACGCACTTCTGCCAGCACCAAATCAACATCGGTAGGTTCGGCAGGAATGCGCCGAGGTGCGTGTCCGTCTTGAATGCGCTGTTCCGCAGCTTTGATACGTTCAATCAGACCAGCAGGCCACGCCACAGGCTGTGCTGGCTGGCCAAAACAGGCGAGGCCTGTCTGAACACAAACGCCCGTTTCTTTACATCCGGGCTGTGCTGGCTCATAAAAATCATCCAGCGGGATTGGCTTTGCCATCAGTCGCTCACCGTCCCACCAGACCTTGCTGACCTGTGTTCCGGCTGATGGTTCATAGTCCAGCCCCAACTCTCTGGCGTTCTCTGCCTTCTTGTCGAGGGCACGGGCTTGCTTGATGGCGGCTATTTGCACCTCCAAATAATCAAATAGTGTTTCGTATGGGCTATACCAAATCGTGTCCGCGATAGGGCCACCCGGTATTGCATTGGCATCATCCAAGGTTTTGAGAGTTTCCACCAACGCCTCCAGCGCCAAGTCAAGTGCCTCTTCAGTGCTACGCACTTGATCCGTAGTCATGTGTTTACCATCCATCGTAGCCATCGTATTGCCTTTCGAGTTCGTCCCAAGAGTTGTTGATCTGCTTATCAAGATATGCAAATGCTTCAGCGTTTAGAGTGTCTACAATGTTGACATTCTTGTACCACACTTCCAAGCTCTCCCAATCAATGGCTTCATAGTCACATCCATACATTCTGAAGGATACGAGTACTTCAGCATTATTCTCACCAAGTGTGAGAGTTAGTTGGTAGATCATTTAAGCACCACCTTGACAAGGGTTAAGACACCCACAAACAGTGAGACAATCATTCCTTATGCTCCTCGGACAGTCGTTGCACTGCACACATTACATCGTACATAACCTGTTCATAGCCATTGGCACGGATAAGACCTGCCATATCGTCAATCACTGAGTGATACCAACACTCAAAGTGTACCAGTTCCTGCTCTTGTTTGTCCATAAATTCAATCATTGAATCATTCATGTTGTTACCCGTTAACAGAAGTTAGACACACATAGACACTTATAGGACTTAAAAGTACCTATAACATTGCTTATATGCTTTTATGTACTGTATAAGATACTTATAGTAAGTACTTATAGTATGTAACATCTATGCAATGTCATAGTGTCTATATAGTATATTATACATCCTCAATCATCTTTGTCAAGATCTAAATTGTAACAAGATGTAACATTGGTGACATCCACATCGTCCCCTTCGGTGTCCATCTCCTCGAATGGGTCAGCTTCAACAATGACACCCTGCGGTAGCTTTGTCGGTAGCCCCGGAATCTCCTTCAGACATCCATCGCAAATGTCCAAGAATTCATTGGTGATACCATGTCGCCTCACTGACTCATGGTCTTTTAAGTTCCTATCACACACTGTACAACGCATTATTACTCCTTGTGGCTATGTAGCCCTTAGTCAATCAATTTAAAGCCCTTCTAGGCCCGTTTAAAGCCCTCTATGGGGATTCCTAGAGGGTAGGATTAGGTCAATAAGCCACTGAATCAAAGTAACCTCCTAGTATGTAAGCACAAAGTACTATAGCCAATACAAGCCAATGGTTAAGTGTTCTCATGCTCAACCCTTACCATATCCTCGATGTCCAAGATTATTTGATAGTCAACCATCCCTTTAATGTCGGGAGGGTTATCGTCCTTGTACCCTTCAAGATATAGGTCAGTGCAGTTAACTATTAGGGGCAAAGTCTCAATGGACTGTATTTCACAAAGCCCATAGAACTCAAAGCCTCTAATAATGTAATTAAATTGTTTTAGTTTAATCACTTACATTCACTCCGTTCATAATAGCGCATCCTCAAAGTCGTTGAAGTCAATCGGTGTTGTGTCGTGCTTGTCCTTGTCAGTCTCTAAGACCAACGATTCAGGGGTTTGTACCCCGTTGAAGTACTTAAAAGGCCAGTTATCCATCATTTCACCCTCTTCACAATGAATAGGTTAAGACAATCCCCCTTAACCCACTTATCGGGGACAATTTCCCCCGTGTCAGGGTCACAATAGGGTGTCTCAGGGGCAAAGTTGTTGCAATCGTACCAGTGCTGACAGATTGCCCTTTCAGTGGCGCTAAAGGCCACAATTCCGCTTGACTTGAATTGGACTTCGTATCTACTCATTTTAAGACCCCTACAAAGTGTTGACCATTGAATCGTTCTAAGCGATCAGGCGTGACTGTATCATCAGTACTGCGCTGCGCTTCAGACAGTGCCTCAGTGTCAGTACTTGCACCGATGTAAATGAAACCATAGCGGCCCCGGTAACGGTATGTTATGAGGCCATTAGCGGCCATTGGATGGTTGCTCATGGTTAACCCCTTAAAAGCACTGATAAACGATTTCGCAGTCAGTCTCGCCCAACACCATCGTGTTATCGTTCAGGTAATCCAAGACAATCTGCTTTTCGTCATCCTCATCGCCATCGGCATCAGACAAGTCGATGCGGTAATTGTCTGCAATGTCTTTGTAGTGGCTTGAATCGTAATCGCAACAAATGGCAATAACATCCAATTCCAACTCTTCGTTACAGTCTTGTTCGTACTGCTCCAAGTAATCAAAGATAACCCGCAAGGCTTTATAACCGAATTGATCGTATCGGTCATAAGCACGGAAAGCATCGACAAAGGAAGAGAAATTGATAGCTTGTTTCATGGTGTAAACCTTTAAAGTGTTGCCTGTACATCACAGGCGGGATTTAGTGCTTTAATTGCACTCCAATGGATTCTAACATGAGAATCCATCAGGGTGGAATCATTACATACAGTATCTGAGATTAACCCCTGCTTGCTTTTTAAAGCCGTTCCACTCTGCGTTTGCTCTGAAACTGGCGAGTTTCCAAAGCCCTCGCCAATCTTGGATGCCCTCATCAGCGCAATAATCTTGGATTGCTTCGATCTCATTACCGCAGAAATCTCGGGTATTGACGATCAGAGCGACAGCATCAGTCAGTTGGTTTTCGGTGTATTGCATGATATTTACTCCAACAGTGCGATAGTGCACTGCAAAGGATTCTAACATAAGCTAAAACCCTTCACGGTACAGGGTCAATCACTTTACATGGCCGCATCGCTTCCAGTCATCGTATGTAGTGTAATCATTGAAGACAACATACTGACCCGCGTTTGCGTTTACATGGTGATTCAACACCTTGCGGATGATCGCATTAGGAAATGCTTTTTTGGCTTCATATCGTGTGTCAAAGTAATTCATGGTTTGCTCCGGTTGATTGATTGAAAGAGATTGAATTAGCCGCGCCAAGCAAGCAAGACACCGATAAAGGCGAACACTGCAAGGCACGACACAGTAATAACGATACCCTCAAGTTTAGATTCTTGGGGTGCGGGTGTGTAGGTGTATTGATGATTGTGCATGGTTTGCTTTCAGTTGGTTAGTGTGTTGATTGTACCCGCCGAAGCGGGATTGTGAATAGGTGTTTACCCTTAAACTTTGCAAATACTGTCAACAGTATAGCGGCCCGGTGTACCTAGCAAATAATCCAATGCCAAGTCTTTATCGTCAATCTTGATTGTGTTCATGTACTCGTTAGGCTTTCCCTCATTGACCCATTCGTTAAGGATGATCCAGCCGCCGGGTGAAAATTTGATTGTCTTTGCTACTTTGTCGCGCAGTGTTTGCATGATAAACCTTTGTTGACTGCCTCGCACTATTGCTTGGCATTACTGTATTGTATCAGACTTTTAGGATTGTCAATAGCTTTTAGAGAAATATTTTATAGGGACAAACCCTCATGTATATCTGTACAGTAACCCAATGGTTAGTGACTGGATAGTCTGGATTGTGACTGGATAGTATACATTGTAGGCACCTACACCGCCCTACGCACCTCTAGTCTGTAAAGTGACTAGACAGTCTGTAATGTTTCGTTAATGTTTGTAATGTTTCGTTAATGTTCAGACTGTGACTGACCAGTACAGATTGTAACCGTAGAGTCACTTTGACGACAATGTGTACAGATTATGACTGCTCAGTATCTTTTGTGACTACTTAGTATGGGGGGAGGGGTGTGGCTTATGAGTTTATCTTTGTAGGAGCCTCTAACGCTCACAAAAAGGAAATAAAGGACTAAATTGGGAACAGATCAGGACTATGTGCTTAAAGCGCTAAGTAGTTGATCGGTAAAGAAAACTAGACAGACTAGACAATCCGCTGTGTACGGACTTAATTGGCAGCTAGCAAAGCTAGCGAAGGACAGAACAGTGCTTAAAAAGTAAGCAGTTATCTGACTTGAATCTTACTGGACAGACAAGAAAGTGTAAAAGATGTAAATATTTGTAACAAGATGAAGAAAAAGCTTGACAGATTAAACTTTGTATGGTATAATATACATATAAGGTTATGATAGTTCTAGTACGCTTGGTTGGACGTACAAGACTAAAGAGGAATCTGGACAGTTGATACAACGAATGTATAAGTTAAATACTATAAGAAATACTTACAATAAGTACTTATAACAATAACTTAGTAAGTTCTTAACTTATACGTTCCTTTAAAGTACTTTAAGTGTGTAGATGTTTTGTCTATACCACAGTTAGTTGTCTCCCTAAGAAAGGATAAAGACAAATGGATCAAGAAGAACATAGTGTCGAACCAAGTAAACGTAAAGCTGGAAGACCAAAGAAGTCAGAGCTAAAAGAAATAAAAGAAAGTAGATCAGTAGGTCGTCCCAAAGGTGAGGCTGCAATCATCAATGAGTATAAGCTACGTATGCTTAACTCACCTAAGTCAGCTAAAGTCTTAGAGGCTATATACGATGCAGCTCTGAACGATGAACATAAGAACCAAGCAGCAGCATGGAAGCTGATTGTCGAT